CGACTGCACATTCGGAAAAGATGCGAAGAGGTGAAGGAACATCTCCCTCAAGCACGATTCGCTTGCTGTGTCTGGCAGTCTCAGGATCCGGAATCGGAACTGCTGAAAGCAGCGACTGTGTGTACGGATGGATTGGATTGTCCATCAGCTCATCTGCATCTGCAAGCTCCATCATATGGCCCAAGTACATAACAGCTATTCTGTCAGAGATATGCTGCACTACAAGCAGATCATGCGCTATAAACAGGTATGATAACCCTCTCTCCTTCTGCAGATCCTCAAACATGTTGACTACCTGAGCCTGAATTGAAACATCAAGTGCCGATACCGGCTCATCACATACAATAAACTTCGGATTTACTGAAAGTGCTCGGGCAACGCCAATTCGCTGTCTGCGTCCGCCATCCAGTTCGTGGGGATAGGAGTGGGATAACCGCTTAGCAAGCCCTACAATGTCCATCAGTTCTTCTACCCTCTGGTATAGCCCCTGTTTATCATGAGCATACATTTCATTGATAAGCATAGGTTCAGCAATCAGTTCCTGAACAGACATTCGTGGATTCAGGCTGGAATAGGGGTCCTGGAAAATCATCTGCATCTGTGTGTACAGTTGACGTTTTTCTCCTTTTTTTAACCTCAAAATATCCTCGCCCTTATAGAGCACTTCGCCGGAGGTCGGTTCATGAAGACGCAGGATAGCCCGCCCCAGTGTTGACTTTCCACAGCCGGATTCTCCTACAACTCCAAGGGTTTCTCCTTCTTCTATCGTCAGGTCTACATCATCTACCGCATGAAGCATCCCTTTGGAGACCTTAAAGTACTTTTTCAAATGCCTTGTCTCAACTAATGTGCTCACCGCATTGCGCCCCCTTCCCGGTTTCATCTTTATGACCATTCCTTTCCGCTGCGCTCCAAGGCACCAAAGGGAATGAAACCGAAGTACCTCTGACGCAACTTATCTAAATTTGTTAGACTGTACTTGAGGAAGCAGGCACACTACAGAGCACGTGGAGGTGAGTAGGCCCAGCCCTTGCTGGACTGAATCTTTATGTGTGCCGGACGCTCTTTCAAGCACCAATGAGTAGGGCTTTGCACCCTGTAACCTTATCTTTGGAGAGACGGACTACTTCAATCTTTCAGTGGGCGTCCAGTCCCTGCCTGTTCCCTCAAATACACTGTTTCGAGGGGATGTGTTATGCTCAAAATCGTTTATCGTGTCTGCTGCGGGATGGACGTCCACAAGTCCTTTGTCGTTGCCTGTATTGCTTCTACCACTGAGTATGGAGTAACAACCTACAAGAGCAAGCGTTTTTCCACCTTCACTGGGGACCTACGCCGTTGTGCAGCCTGGTTGGCTGAGAATAGCTGCAAAGATGTGTGCATGGAATCCACGGGAAAGTATTGGATTCCCATCTACAACATTCTGGAGCCAACCTGTAATATCGTTCTTGCTCATCCGAAATACGTGAAAGCGATTCGGGGCAAGAAGACCGACAAGCGAGACGCCAAGTGGATCGCAGACATCTTCAAGCACGACCTTGTCGCCGGAAGCTTTATCCCACCGGCAGATATTCGCCAGCTTCGGGATTTGGTTCGTTATCGTTGGAAACTTACCAACTTCACTACCGGCGAGAAAAACCGGGCACAGAACTGCCTAACCGTTTCCAATATCAAGTTGGATGATGTGTTCTCAGATGTGTTCGGCAAAACCGCCTCTGCAATTACGACCAGGATTTTAGAAAATCCAGCTGAGAAAATTACGGATGTTTCCGGTTTCCGCACCAAAGGCATGAAAGCGACCAATGAACAGGTGCTCGCCGCTGTGGACGGAGAGATGTGTGAAGAACAGGCTGAAAAGCTCCGCATCATCCGTTCCCACATGGATAGTCTCCAACTGTGCAAACTTGATTTGGAATCACTGATTCTGGCAACTGCTGAGAAATATCTTCCTCAACTGGGCCTTGTTATGACGGTGCCGGGTATCCAATCCTTTACCGCAATCGGCATCATTTCCGAAATCGGAGTGGATATGTCCGTGTTCCCCACCTCGAAGCATCTTTGCTCCTGGGCTGGGCTTACGCCGCAGAACAACGAAAGTGCCGGGAAGAAGAAAACCACCAGAATCAGCCGGGCCGGAGCCTACATCAAACCGCTGCTTGTTCAGTGCGCCCTCAATGCGGTTCGTGCCAAGAAATTCCCAGAAGTCCGCAATCGCTACCTTGCTCTCAAGAAACGCCGTGGACACAAGAAAGCAATCATCGCCATTGCCAGAATGCTCCTTACAGCTATTTACAACATTCTCAAGAAAAATGAGTCTTACAATCCTGAACTTTACCGGCAGACAGACCGACCTCCAGCGCACCGTGAGGTTTCCGTGGCGGAAGCCATCTTCATTCTCCAGCGGCAAGGTTATCTGGTAGCTGCTCCACCTACGCCATAGACTTTAAGCATACCTTCGTTTTTCGCCCACTTTTAGTGGGCTTGGTTTTGTGCGCCCTTTTCGCAATGGTGCTTTGACTACAATGTTTCAACCTTATCATCCTCCAGCTCTCTTGGCAAATCCTTCAATGTCCAACCAAAGTATGTTAGTCTTGGAGGTGCTTTCTTCCCTCTTAACGATAATGCAATCATATAAAACCCTTGCGCTATTTGTTTGATAGACCTTTCAGAGTCATCCTTCCCAAACTTTTCATAATTTTCGCTTGCCCATAGCTTCAAATTCCGAACTATATGTTCATTCCCAGATGGATCTACAAGAACCCATATTTTTGATGTTATGTTTTCTTCTGTCCGCTCAAACCTGGGGTCTCCAACTTTCCGTGCCCTCGCCCGCGCCGCAGCCTCGTCCATATCGTCCCAAAGCCCGCTTTCTCGCGCCGCTTTCTTTGATTTTTCACTCCACTTGAACCTTCTCCCGGTTCTTATATAATTCCCCCATTTTTTGCTGCAGTCTTCCGAACACGTCGTCTTTTTTGCGCTCGGAAACGATTTGAATAGTTTTCTGCAAACAGGACATACCTTCCAGCTATTACCTGTATATATTCTTGAGCAATCGGGACAGAATTGTGGAGTTTTTTGTCCGTTCAATTCAATATCAAACTTTTCCCCACATCCAGGACAAACCGCCCTAACCGTATCATCTATCTTTGGCCCTCTTGACACACATCCGCAAGAAACCGTCTGCTGTATTAAATTATTTGTAGGAATAACCGCTACACTACCACAATCGCACTTGCAGAACCACATTGTATGCCGGTCATCATTCGCCCGCTTTCTGACGGGTCGGATAGCGACCAATCGGCCAAACCGTTGCCCTGTTAAATCCTTCCTTACTTCCAAGGAGCATCATCTCCTTTTTTGTTTTGCGCGGATTTTTAGGATTCTTCTTTTTTATCGTTCGGCTTAATTTTAATTGGACTATACCCTTCTAAATTGCTCCTCTGTACAAGCACAATGTCAAATCCAGCTGCATCAGCCAATCTTAACAATGTCGAAATCTTAATGTCACCTCTCGCTAATGGCTGTGCAACACTCCCAACAGACTTATACCCAGCAGCTTCACACACGCCCTTCTGCGTCATCCCGCTGTCATGCAACATTTCTTTTATTGCTTCCTTTAGCCCAAGTGTTTTCCATCCCATATTATAACCCCCGTTGAATTTTATCTTACAATTACATTATAATCAACGTTTGTTGAATTGTCAAGGGCTTTTTGTTATTTTCGGTGGTAGAGTGGCTGAGGTAGGGGGACGACGGCTCCGGCCTATCCCCCGGGGGTGTCCGGTTAGCGATGCCCCTTATATATGATATTAAGAAGTACCGCAAAGCAAAATTGAACAAAAAGAATATTTGTTGCAACAATTAGTGCATTTAATGTAGAAAAAAATATAACAAAATTATAAAATTAATCTTGACATATAACAAACGTTGAATTATACTGGCATCAGAACCCAAACAATACAGGCCACAGGCCGGGAGGAAAAAGAATGCAGCCCGATATATACGCAGTGCAAAAAGACGGCGTTACCATTGGATGGTACGCCACAGAGGAGGCCGCTAAGAATACGGCCAAAGCAACCGACGGGAAAGTAACTCCGTACTACATCATTGACAAATAAAAGCCCCGGCCACTACTCGCAATAGTGACCAGGGCAAAAGAACCCCAGAACCTACCACAGAACCAGGGCACGCCCATTATACCACGGGCCGCCCTCCATGACAAGGAGGAAAACATAAATGAAAAACACTGCAACGAAAGAATACACGATCCGCGATATTGAAGCGTTGACAGAGGAGCAAGCCGCAGCAATGGCTATTGAGACCGCCTCCGTCAAGGGACATCAAGTCTATTTTGTGGACTTTGGCGGCTATTTCGGATATTCCGTGCTTGTGTTCGCAGACGGCCACCACATCAAATATGCAAATGATTATGAGTTGCACCATAAGGACAAGAGCCGCGACGAACTCCAGGAATTTTACCTTAGCAGCCTCAGCCGGAAACTATTTACAGCCGACGAAATGGAAACCGTAAGTGACTACCAGGACAAGCAAGCGAAAGAATACTACATTCGCAATTACTACGGACTGCGCCGGGATCATATTTCCATGTTTTTCTGTGGCCCCGATAAGGAGCGGGAAAAACTGAGAAGGAAAACCGAAAAAATGATTTTTAGCCCCGTTTTCCTTGCGTTCTACGACAAAAAAGACGCTGATTTTGTGAATAGCGGAGAAGAATTGCTTGCCATGCTTGAAAAGGCAGAACCCGAAAGCGACAACGCGGAATACTGGAAAAACGCATTTCTCCGCGAGATGTTTAATCACGAATACGGTATAAACTGGCAAGCTGATTTTGACGTGTGCTCTTGTTTCGGTAACTGCTCCAGCGTGTCCGATATCGACGATATAAACGCGCTTTTCGCCGCCTGCAACTTTAGCGACGTACAGCGGGACGCATACATGGCCGCACGGCGCGAATATAGCAAGCAGAGCGCCGAACTTTACTGAATGGAGGTCCGCACAATGAAACTTGTAAGCATTGTATTTGACAAGGCCGCCAGCGAATACAGGCTATATTACAAGGACGAGGAAACCGGAAAACCCTATCACATCACAGCAAATCACCTCTTAGACAAAGAAAAGCTGTGGGCCAGAGGCGCAAATTACCATCAAGACCCATACCGTATCAGCTGGACGATTGCTTGACCCGCCCGCCGGAGAATGGAGGAAATAAAAATGCTTAACATGCACACCCCAGACGATTGGAGCCGGATAGATTGCAGCCAATGCCCAGAGCGCCACATGTGCGATCAGGTACAATATGATTGCCCGCTTGATGATCCGCCGCTGTTCCCACAAAGCGCCGAGGAGGTGACCCCCGCTTGATTATCTTGTTTATTATCCTTCTCCCGCTTATGGTGATTTGGGAGCTTGCCAAAAAATCTTGACGGCCCCAAGCGGGCGCGATACAATCAACAAGAGGTGTTATACATGAGACTAGCCCCTGACATGATCCAGCGCGTTGAGGATATAGCCGCCAGCGCGTTATATGACTATGAGGCCGTGGGCGTCCGCGTCCAAGACGTTCCATTTGCCCCCGGTCCTATGGCCCACCGCTCCCACGTCTGGGACAACGGAGACGACACCGGCGAGGAGCTGCCCGGCGTGTCTGCTATGCGCTGGGACTCCATCAACGCGGCGCAGCGCCAAGGCTACTATTATGGCGATTATGTGGCCGTCATTGCTAGCAACTCGTGGGACTACGGCGAGGACGACGGAGAGATCGTCATACATGATCCGATTGTAATTGAGATATTAGCATAATACCACCGCCCGCCCTGGAGCTTCCTGGGGCGGGTTTTCTTTTGCTCATGTCCCTATGCCCTCCAGTAGCTTCCCGCCGTTTGCGTGGCCTCCTGCAGCCCTTAGGCGGCATTTTTGCGCCCACGTCCAGCAGGGCGGACAAGCCCCAAAAGCAAATCCGCCGTAAAGGCTATTTAAAGGCCCGCAGAGCGTCTTTACTGTCTGGAAGTGTCCCTATATTCCAGAGCCACAAAGCGCCGCACAGCGGCCTGCACAGCGCCACATAAGGCATAAAGCAACCCCAGCCCACTCCATCAGGGAGCAAGCTGGGGTATTGTCATTTGTTGTGGGCCAGGGATAGGACGGCACAGCGCTCTTTGTCTGCGTCCCACCAGGCGCAGCGGGGGCCGTCACACTGCCCGCCGATATACTCTACGCGGGGCGGTTCTCCATCGGTTCGGCGCTTAATCACGCCAGTTTTCAGCGTTGCAGCCAGATCGGGCGCGGGGGCAGAGTTCCAAATAGTCAGTGCCGGAGGCTCAACAGTTTTCAGCGGGCACAGTTTCCCGCGCGTGAGGCCGTCATAGTCGATAGTCCCTGATGGATTTTCATCCATAGTCGTTTGATAGTCGCTGGCCTTTCCACCATAGTCGCTGGCATAGTCGATAGTCGTTTCCATAGTCGTTACTCCTCCACCACCACAGACCCGGCGATCCGCTCTTCAAGCTGCTTTTGGTCGGTTATAGTCCCTAGCGGATTGTTGGGAGTAAGAACAACCTCGGATTTGTCCACAAGGCCGTCATAGTTCTTTTGCCACCATACTAAAGTTACCGGATTTAGCTTGCCGTCAGCGCCTAACATTTCGCGATAAGAACCGCAAAAAGTTTTAACTTTTTTAATGAAGTCGCGATGTTCAGAGCTGCGTGTAAGCCCATTTTCCCAATTATAAACGTCATCCTTTGTAATTCCTATGGCAAAGTAAGCTACCTGATTGGTGACACGAACATCTCTTTCAAAGCAAAGCGAAACATAGTCCCAAAACCGCTTTTCCATAGCCTGAACATCGGATTTATCAACAGAGCCCCACTTCCCGACTTCCATAAGGAACCCAGCAATCTTAGAGTTGTCACCTGGTTTGGTATGTACACCATTATCCCCAATCACAGGGGAGTTCCCGCCTCTTGGCTTCATCTTGCGTTTCACAAGTTCTTTCCCCTGCTCCATAGTCGCATCATTCTTGCTCAGAGTTGTCACCCTCCTCCACGACATCAAATCTATCATCATGTCTCCATCCATAGTTGTAAGGTTTGATAGCGTTGCAGATCAAGTCTTTGCAGATGGACATAAAGTCTTTTACCTGTTGCTCCGTTAGTTTTCCGTCTCCCCATGATTGCGCGGATTGCAAGGCATCACATCCAGAACAGGACCCATACCACGCAAAAGTCATGAGATAGTCTTCCGGGTCCGGCTGGTAGGAATTGAATGGAATCAGATAAATCAAAGTCCCTTGATAGTCGCCATCATCAATTTCGTGAACTCTGTCTATAAAAAGATTCTCATTGTCGAGTCGGCTATCATCATTATAAATCTTATCAAAGGCAATCTTTACAAAGTCTACATAGCTACATTCATTCAGATCATCTCTTGAGGACAGTTCTGTTCTGAGCTTATCCTGGTTTTTATCCCAAAGCTCTTTCATAATCTTCATCACTTTCCAAACACCGCCTTCATATAGTCGCTGGTCAGATAGAGAGCTTCTTCCTTAGAAAATCTTTGTTTTATCAGATTATTGTTTTAACATTTTATTTATAAATTCCCATTAAATCATATATCTCGATATCTTATTTGTCAACCTCTAGTCCATGATTTTTTTGATTGGCCGGTAATACTTCTCAATTGTGGCCCATCGTTCTCCACAAAATTGACATTTCCTGTGACGTTCTATTCTCCCTCCCATAACCGTATGACTTCCATAAACAACTCCCTCTTTGCCGCAATTAGGGCAAATTCTAGCTGCTGTAATATTATCTGGCATCATCCACCTCCGCCAATGCGTTAAACTCGTCTCTGTTAAGCGGCTCCGTCGGTCTTTCCTGCGGTGCTAATCCTCGAACCCGCAACGCCGTTAAAATCGCATCTGTGTTAAGCCCCAAGAAAGTTGATAGCTGCCGCATGGAGTACCCCTCTGCGCGTTTGAGCGATATCCACTCCCATTGCGCATCAGAATACATATCTCCGGGGAAAGGATATCTACGCACGATTTTCCATCTCCAAAAATTTCTGACACATGGCCGCTACCTGGATGGCTTCGCAGGCGGCGTTGATAGCGAACTTCATTACCGTTTCTGCACATCCTGCCCCGTCATAATTACTCTTTATGTGCTCCCACAGATTGTTAGTCTGTGCCTCGGCTACCTCCAGTTCTGCTTTAGCCTCTTCCAGTTCTTCCAATATCACAGCGTATCCTTCGTGGCAGGAATGAAACTGCGGAAACCGTTCATTTGCGGCGGAAAGCTCTACGGCTACCAGTTCCCGGACTTGGTTCTCGATGGCGTTCATTGGTCGGCATCCTTCTTTCCAAAATAGTCTTTGAATGAATCTACGGCAATCTTATAAGTCCAAGCCGCTGTTTCCGCATTGTTATTCCGCATACCCAGCCTTTGAATCTGTCCTTCGCATTTCTCGACGGCACATTCTCCGCATACATTGGCTATGCAGTCTTTATTGCACTTCATCCGCACCCCTGGCGACCTCCTCATGCTGTCCGCCCTCCCCGTCTCGCCTGTTCCATTTTTCGGTGATGCTCCTGACCGCTTCGCCCATATCAAAGCAGCAATTCGCCATCGGGTTTGCATAAATGCGCGTTTCTAGTCCGCACTCTGTGCATACGATAGAAAACTCTGCAACAGAAACCATAGTATTCAGTCTACAGAGCATTACTTCTCCGCCGCAATGCGGGCAGTTCTTTAGCTTAAGCATGATTGCCCCCCTCCCCGTCGTGGATGGAACCGATGACTTCCCAATTACCGCCGTGAATGCAATATCCGCTTGTGTACGGTTCTCCCAAAAAACCCTTTTCTATGTCATCTTCCCATACAACTGGTTCGTCATAAACTTTATGCTTTCCGTAGTAATCGGTTTCTCGTCTTACAACATCCCCATCAAAAATCTTCTTCCCGTTCTTGTCGGTCAGACCGGTGTACTGGCAGACCGTGGAGGGGTCGACCTCGTACTTGTTTAGGACATCTGGAATATAGTCCTCGCAACAGATAAATGCTGTGCCGTCCTTGTATGTAATCAGACTTCCTTCCACCCATTCGCCATTATCCAGCCGCTTGGCTTTGAAAAGGATTTCTCTCATTGGGCACCTCCGATGATCTCGTCCAGCTTGACGGTTTCGCCGGGGCGAATGGATACTGCTCTTTCTGGAGCCCATCCATGCTCAATTCTTGCTCTAATCGTACAAGGTTTTATCCCATACTTCTGGGCGGCTTCAGAAATCGTCAAATGCTCCCCGAATACATCAATATATCTATTCGTTCTCCTGTTATTGGCCTGTTCCTTTATGGTTGCCCATTTACAATTCTCAGGACTATACGGACCGTCATTATTCTTTCTGTCAATAGTAAGGCCATTTTTATAGCCATTTTCAATCGCCCACTTTTGAAACGCCTTAAAGTCATTTTCCCAATCTGCACAAACTACAATTCCTCTCCCTCCATAGTTGTGGTAGCTATTCCTTTTTGGGTCAAGACACCGGCGTCTCATTCCTTTCCATATCTCGTATAGCCTTGTATCTGACATTCCGTGTTCTGTTTCTCTATCAATAAAAGTTTCAATTTTGTAGCACCCACAGCTTAATGTGTGCCCTCTTACCAAGTTGTTTGCCCAAACAACAACTTCTTTACCGCAGTCACATTTGCATTTCCAAAGCGTTCTATATTTTCGTTCTTTTGGGCTTCTACTTGTATCTCTTTCGATAGCCAGCAGCCTGCCAAACCTCTTTCCTGATAAATCAATCAATCTGCCCATTCACGTTCACCTCACAAATTCAGCGGCTTGTCCATGGTGTCCTCCTTTTCATCCTCTATAACCTCATAGCCCATCAGGCGGGCGGCTTCGTGAGGATTGTCTGCCACATAAGCATAACAAGGGTGTTTCTGCCCTTTATAGACCTGAACAGATTCTTTGATTTGACAATCGTCACAGTCTTTCTTGCTGTCACAATAATGATTCATAGCGTTCAAAATCCCTATATACATTTCTCCCGTCTCAGGGTTCCGAAACTTCATGGTCGGTCTCCTTTCGCTGGCCGTAGGAGCAGAAATCGTCCTCATCCGGGTTTGTTAATCCATCTCGATGTGTACAATCCATAAGCCGATAATAAGTACCAAGGTCTTTATAATGCTTGCACTCCCGGCACCTGACCACAGGCACGGCGTCGATGGTGGGGGCCTCATCAATGCACTGTTTCAGCCAATCTCTGTCCTGCGCTCCGTCAGAAATATCCTGCTTTTCCCACTCTGCATAATATCGACCAATAGCTTTATCTGCATCAATCAGCCTCATGCTCGTCCTCCTTTTCCATGCGAGCGCCGCAGTAGGGGCAGTATTTTATCCACCGCTTTTCAAATCCTGACACGTTTAGTTTACACAGACTGCACGTATAAACAGGTGCAACTTTGCTTGATTGTAGATGCTGCTCCCATCTCCCGTGCCTCACCTCCGCAACGTCGGCGGCGGGCATACCGGATATGCATCTATAAAAAGCGCTCCTGCAATCATTCCACCCTTTGTTATATTCCTCTTTCCCCACTTGCCCAGGGTTTCTTCCTTCCGGGCGTTCGTTCAGCGTTGCCTCTCTATCAATATACTCCTTCATTCGCTCCACCTCCGTTCGTGATCGTCCACAATCCGTTCAATGATTTCCAACTCTTCATCTGTCAGCGTCCGGTTCCACGCAATGGAGAAATCGCCCGTACACCGATTCGGGCAGGCCGTACACTCGCAACGGTTGGCGCTGCTGGTATCATTCACCCTGAATGGGCAGCTTTGGTTATAGCAGTCAGTTCTAATCCCTAATTCCCGTTCGACAAATTCAGCGGGATACATTGGTGGTATAGTTTTATTATCCATCCTGCTCCCTCCGTAGTGCAGCCTCGGCCTCCTTTGAAACTGTAAGTCCCATTTTACGGTAATACATAGACAGCGTATCAACGTTTATGCTGTTTCCTTCCGGTTTAGCTTTAACGT